AACTGGCAATAGGAGGTCCTCCCTTGAAGCGAAGTGCCTGCGCAGCCCTAGTAGCGGCTGCAGCGTTTTTCTCAGCCTGCGGCGGTCACGGTGGACCGGCGCCCAGCACCTCGCGGTGTACCGCCAAGGACACGGCTCTGCAGTGCAACCTTCCTCCCGCTCCGGCGCAGAATCCGTTCCAGGCTCAGCGGGCGGTAGCGCGCGGCATAGACTTCGGTTGGGGCGGACCCAGCGTCGGCACCTTTCGCGCTAACGGCTGGACCTTCGGCGCGTCGTACCTCTCCACGGACCTCAGCAAGAACTGGCACGTCGGGCAGGCGAAGGAGTACGCCGCCGCCGGGATCGCTCGTGTGTTCGTATGGGAGACCACCGCGGCCCGCTCGCTTAGCGGCTGTTCGGGTGGCCGGTCGGACGCGGGATCAGCCTGGTCGCAAAGCCGACCGCTGAACGCTCGCGTCATCTACTTCGCTGTCGACTTCGAACTGCAGCCGTCCGAGGTGAGCGCCGTCAAGTCGTACTTCCGTTGCGCCAGCCAGGTGATCGGCGTCAACCGTACGGGCGCCTATGGTGGCATCTTCACGATCTCGACTCTGTTCAACTCGAAGCTAATCGGCTACGGGTGGCAGACTTACGCGTGGAGCGGCGGCCGTTGGGACGGGCGCGCTCAGCTGCAGCAATGGCTGAACGGCAATTCATTCGACTACGACCGCGCGGTGGCTCCGGATTACGGGCAGACTCCGTTCGCGGCGAAAAAGCCGGTGAAAAAGCCCTCGAAGGCAGCGGTCCTGGCGCTGGAAGCGCGCGTCCGGACGATCCGTGCGGAGCTCGGCGCTGCCAAGGCTCGCGTCAAGCGGCTAGCTGGCGAAGGGCACAACACGCACGCGAAGCTGAACAAGCTGGTCGGCCGAGTTGTAGCGGTGCGCTAGGATGCCAGACGACGCGCTATGGGGGATCGTTCGCGATGCCCTTTCCAGGATCGAGCGGAAGGTTGACGACGTCAGTCGCGACCTAGGCGAAAAGGCTTCCGCTCGAGACCTGGAGAAGCTGGACGAACGGGTCGTAACGCTCGAGGGCGACGAGAGAGTCGTCACCGCGGTCCGCAGGAACTGGGAGGACAAGCGGATTCGCGCCCGCGACCTGGTGCTAGCCGCCTGCACGATCGCGACAACCGCGGCCCTGATCCTCACCGCGGTGCACTGATGGAGATCAAACGATACGTCCCCGTGCTCCGCGACTGGCTGCTCACCGTGCTGGGGGTCGTCATCTGCGCGTTGCTCGTGGTCATCGCGATCAAGCTGGGCACGACCGAAGCTGGGCAGGAACGCATCGACGCCTCCAGAGAAGCCGCCTTCGTGCAGTCCTGCGAAGAACAGAATGATCGCCACCGAAGAACGGTCAAGGAGCTGGACAGGATCGTCGCGAAAGCGGAGCGGAGCGTCCCCCGGCGCCAGCGCCAGGCCGTGCGCGCGTCGCGCGGGCCGACCGTGCTGTTGATAGACGAGCTGGCGCCTCTGCGTAGCTGCCGGGCGATCGCGAAGGAATCGGTCGAACCGAAAGGTACGCGGTAAAGGTGCCGTTCTTCCTGCATTCGTTCTTTTGGGAATTCTTCTTCGGCAACCCCGCGCAGCGGCACTTCTACGAAGCTGCGGTGTGGGGCAACGTCGTGGCCGTCCTCCCTATGGCAGCGTTCGGTGCCGCGGGGTTCGTGTACCACCACTTCGTGCTCAAGAGGCTGCACGAAGAGCACAGTGCTCACCTCCGCTCCATCCTGGATATTCTCGACCCTGAGACGGACGGCGGAGTCGCCGACCTGCACGCTGCTATCGCAGAGATAAGGGAAGATTTGAATCCGGACACGCCGGGCGGACTGCGGGTCGTCCTCGACGAGATAAGGAAACAGAAGTGACGCACAGCTGGTGGGTATTCGTCGTCGACGCGCTCGCCGTGTTCCGGTTGACGCGCCTGTTCGCTCGAGACACGATCACGGAGCGTTTGCGGACGGGCCGCAAGGCCGTCGGCCCGGTGTTGCTCGAACCGGCCGCACTCCTCGGATGCGAGTGGTGCCTGTCGGTGTGGTTCGGCGCTGGAGCCGTCGCGCTGACCGCCCTGTGGAGCTTCTGGCCGTACGTAGCGGCGGCGCTCGCCTTTAGCGCCGTGACCGGCGTCCTCTCGGAGCGGACGTGAGTTGGCCACCCAGAAACTCATAAGCCGACGGTTCCGGCCGCCTGCGAAGGACCCCCACAGTTACTCGTCGCTGGTCGCTGCCGCGACGCGGCTCGACGTAAAGAACCGCGCGCAAGCCCGTCAGATCCGGGAGTATAAACAGGGATGGCAATCGGACGCCTGGGCGTACCGCGACTCGATCGGCGAGCTCCGCTACGCCGGGCAATTCCTCGCGATGTGCGCGGCCCGCATGCGCCTCTACCCGGCTATATACACGGTCGGGTCGGAGACAGACGAGCCGGTGCCCATGCACGAAATGGAGGCAGGCACGATCCCCTCCAGCTTGCCCGGCTTGTCCGAAGAACTGATGAGCATCCTGGGGCGCGGGAAATACGCGCTCTCGAACCTCATGAAGCACCTGTCCACGAACTGGACCTTCCCTGGCGAAGCGTTCCTGCTCGGGCGCGAAGACCAGGGCGAGGAGGACTGGACCATCAGGTCCGCCGACGAAGTCGTCGTGCTCAACGACAAATACTACCTGCGCGAGACGCCGACCGACCCGCAGGGCGTCCACGCGTGGGAAGAGTTGCCGCCGGATGTCGTGCTGGTCCGGCTGTGGTCACCGCACCCCCGCTTCCGCGAGCTTGCGGACAGCCCCGTCCGCCCCATCCTGGAAGAGTGCGAGTCGCTCCTGATCCACCGCCGCACGATCCGCGCGGTCGGGCGCAGCCGCATCGCAGGCCGCGGCATCCTGTTCATCCCTGAGGAGATGAGCATCAAGGTCCCGAACGAAGATGACGACGACCCTGAGAGCGACCCCTTCTTCAGCCAGCTGGCTCAGGTCTTGATGGCGCCGATCGCGGACGAGGGCGTCGCGTCGGCCGTCGTGCCCGCGGTGATTCGCGGTCCAGCGGAGCAGGGGCAGCATATCCAGCACATAGACCTGGCGGGCAAGTTCGACGAGGCGTCGCTGAAGATCCGCGAGGAGCTCGTCGGGGTGATCGCGTCCGGTCTGGATCTCCCCAAGGAGGTGGTGATGGGTGCTGCGGACCTGAACCACTGGTCGGCCTGGCAGGTCGAAGACAACACCTTCCGGCACCACATAGAGCCGCACGTGACCGAGCTGTGCGAGGCCATCACCGGCTCCTACTTCCGGCCTGCGCTCGAAGACGCTGGGGTCCCGCAGGCGATCGCCCGTCGTTGCCTGATCTGGTACGACCCGTCCGAGCTCGTCACGCACCCGGACCAGACTTCAGATGCGAAGGACCTGTACGACCGCCACGCGATCAGCGCGGAGGCGCTCGCGCGGGTCGCTGGGTTCTCGGAGTCGGACATGCCTACGCCGGAGGAGACGGTGATCCGGATGCTCCAGAACATGCGCACGCCGCCTGCCAACCTGGTGATGGCCGCGGTGCACCAGATGTTCCCAGCCTTGACCATTCCGCCGATCGAGACGTCCGGGACCGTGCCGGGTGTCAAGCCTTCTGGCGTAGACCCTGGCGAGCCGCCTCCGGAACAAGGAGCGTCGCCCGCGCTTCCCCCGGCGACGGCGACGGACGAAGCTCCACCGGCTGCCGAACCGGACGCCGAACAGGACCCGAACAAGGTGCCGCCGCCCCCGGCGATCACATCCTCCGCCGCGCCTATGCCGCCCAACCTGCGCAAGGCTGGGGAGGATACGACCCACAGTTGCGCGACATGCCGCATGTTCGATGCGGGGGTGTGTTGGGGTTACGGCAACCGTCCGGTCGAAGACTCCGACGTCTGCGACTCGTGGGCGGAGGATGCGGAGACGGCGCAGGTGGCCAGCGGAGGGCGCGACTTCGCGGAGATGGGCAGGAAACTCATGCTCGTGGACCGTGACCTGCGGAACCAGCTGCAGTCCGCGGCGAGTTCGGCGGTCATGCGGCAACTGGAGCGCGCGGGCGCCAAGCTCAGGACGAAGGTCGCGAAGGACGAGACGCTGCGGGCGACGATAGAGCACAAGCGCAACGACCGCGTTCCCGCCTACCTGGGTGAGGCTATGGTCGCTTCCATGGGGGTGAGCACGAGCGAGCTCATCAGCGGCGACTGGGATTCGCTGCGTTCGCAGTTCTTGGAGTCCGTGGCGTCCGCGCAGAAGCGCATCGTCCGCATCCTGGAGGCGGAGGGGATGCGCAAGGAGGTCTCCGATAAGCTGTACGACAAGCTGAAGCTGAGCAGGCAACCCGCTTGGGAGGCTTTCGCGTCCGACCTGACGGAGGTAGCGCACAAACACCTGTACTCTCCCGACCCCAACAGGACGGTGCGCGAGTGGGGCGACATTAACCCGCACACCATCGTGCCCGCAGGCATAGTCAGGGGAGCGCTCACGCTGGCGGGGGGCAAGGGCGTGCTCACCGCGGCAGGCGGCGACTACGAACCGTCGGAAATCGAAGGCGGCTCTAGCTTCCAACCCGCCGGTCAGCTGTCCGCGGGGGAAGCTGTCCAGGAAGCCCTGTCGGAAGAAGGCGTTGAAGCGCAGACTTACACCTGGGTGCATGGCCCTTCGCTCAAGCCGTTCGAGCCGCATCTCGAGTTGGATGGAGCTGAATTCACTTCCTTCGAGGACGACCGCCTGGTCAACTCGGAAGGGTGGCCGGATCGCGATCACTTCATGCCTGGGGACCACCAGGGCTGCATGTGCGACTTCGAAGTCGGGTACGGCTGCTCGGGGATCACCTCGGACGGCGGGGAAGGTGAAGGGATGTGTGGCGGAGCCGAAGCTGGTGGCGGGTCGGGGGGCATATCCGAAGAACAGTCAAACGCGCTTTCAAATTACGTAGCTGGCTCGGATCTCAATGAGGGGTTGAGAGGGGGGAACTTGGTGGGAGACTGGCGCCTAAAAGAAGCGGACGCCATCTCCGCGGCCATCCGATCCAGTCCGCTGCCTGAGGATACGGTTCTGTACAGGGGAGGCGGAGTAGAGTACGCGGACCTGCGGCCAGGCCAAGTCTACACGGATCAAGGATTCTGCTCAACGAGCGCTAAAATGTCGTTCGCCGAAAGCTGCATGTCCGTGGAAGGGAGTCCGGTGTTGATACGTATCAATGCCCCCGAGGGGACACCGGGACTGCCTCTCGACGACGCCCTCAAAGAGGTCATGGGAGCGGACGAGGTACTGCTGGATAGGGGGTCCACCTTCGAGGTGTTGACCGTTGAGAGCGACGAGGACGGCACGAAGCTCATAGAGGTGAGGGTCAAAACATGATAAGCACTGCGAACAAGAGCAGGTTCATAGCGAGCAGGCTGGTCATCATACCTCCCGACGCAACTGAGAAGGAGGCGCTCAGGCTGAGATTCCCTGTCCCCCAGAGTTCGGTCCGAACCGAGAAGTCCTCGTACGGCGTACCCCACCGTCGATCTCGGTAGCCCAGAGTAAACTTTAGGAGTCCTCATGAAGCCGAAGTTCAAAGGAAAGCCACGTACCGAGCTGATAGCTGGGTACGCCTACGGCGCACGCAAAGCGGCGCTCGCTCCTGCTCCGCCCCCGGAGGAGGAAGAGGAGGCACCTGAGCAGGCTGACGCGGTCGTCACGAGCAGCATCGAGGCGGCCCAGGCTGCGGTCTCCAAGGCTATCGAAGCCCAGGAAGGCGATCCCGACGCCGCAGACCCTGAGGACGAAGCGGTCCTCGAAGGGCTTCAGAGCGCCGCTTCCGCCCTTGAATCCGCCGCCTCAGCTCAGGGCACCGACTCGGACGAAGAGGAGGAAGAGGGGCACACGGCCGCCTCCGCGCCCGGAGAGATCGACCCGAACTCCGTCTGCTCGAACGGCTCCTGCGGCCACCCCGCTTCGGCTCACGAAACGACCGACGACGGAGCGCACGCTGGAGGGTGCCTCGTGGACGGGTGCGAGTGCGCCCAGTTCGCTTCCAACGAAGAAAGCAACGAAGACGAGCCGGACGACGGCGAAGACGACAGCGCGAGCGAGCCCGCTAAAGGCGCGCACTCTGCGCTGGCCGCCGGGGATGAGGAGCCTGCCGAGGAGGAGGAGCCGGAGCCAACCAAAACCAAGCCGCCCGACGTAGAGGGCGGCGAGCTCATGGGTCCCGCCTTCACGATCCCGGTCGCGGTGATCGAGGGGGAGCCCACCGGCGATGGGCGCCAGATAGCGCTCGAAGCCCTCGACTGGCGCGACCCGCCACTGCCGCTCATGGGGATGGCGACCGGGACGCACGACCCCTCCGGGATGTCGCCGCAAGCACCGTCCGTGATCTGCGGCCGTATCGATACGGTGGAGCGCCAGCCTGGGCCTAACCCCAACACCTCCGTCCTCGTCTGCAAGGGCTACTTCCTGCCGGGCGGCGAGGGTACCTACTTCGCGGAGCTCACGGAGTCCATGGGGCGAGTCGGCGTTAGTGCCGACATCGCTGTCGAGGACGTCGACATGGAGATCACCGAGGTTGACGACATGGGCTTCCCGATCGAGGGCGAGGAAACGCTCACCAAGGGCACCCTCATGGCCGTCACGATCGTTCCGACACCCGCCTTCGAGGGAGCCTACCTCGTGCTAGGCGACGGTTCGGAGCAGCCGGAGCCGATCCCGCAGTCGTCGGAAGAGGCCGCCACTGCAGCTGGGATCCACTGGATGTCCTACGACGAGTGCGAGCCGTGCGCCGGAGACATCGACGTCCTGGAGGCGTCAGGCGGCCCGACTTCGCCTCCCGCCGCGTGGTTCGCGGACCCGAAGTTCACGGAGGGCGACGGCCGCCTGGTCGAGATCCTCGACCGGCGCAGCTCGCGGGTCCTCGGCGGTAAGTACGCCTGCCCACTGACGGTCACCGACGACGGCCGAGTTTACGGCCACCTCGCTCCGTGGGGGGTCTGCCATTCGGCGTTCGCTGACCGCTGCGTCTTGGCGCCGAAGTCGAAAGTCGGCTACGCTCACTTCAAGCGCGCGCAGCACATCGTGACCGCCGAGGGCGAGGAGGTGCGCGTCGGCGTGATCACGATGGACGCTGGCCACGCCCCCACTCGCGGCATCAGGGCAGCCGCGGCGATGGCTCACTACGACAACACCGCGTGGGCGATCGCGGACGTGAACATCGGAGAGGACGAGTACGGAATTTGGGTTGCCGGAGCGCTGCGCCCAGACGCGACCGAGGAGCAGGTGCGTAAGCTACGCGCCGCAAGCATCTCGGGCGACTGGCGCAACATGGGTAACGGGCTGGAGCTCGTTGCCGCGCTCGCGGTCAACCAGCCGGGGTACCCGCTTGCGCAGGTGGCGGCGGGACGGCACGAAGCGATGGTGGCGAGCGGAGCAGGCGTCATGCATGCTCTGAAGCACGCCGCGATCGACACTGGCGAGGGTGAAGGCGCAACTCTGACGCGGGCTCTGATGCCCCTGCTGGAGGACGCCCGAGGCCGAGCCACGACAAGAATCCACGAGCGCGCCCGCGCGAGCGCCACCGCAAGGCTGGCGAGGATACGAAACCACTAACGAAAGGAACGCAAAATGGGCGCTACTTCCGGCGACGTGTCCTCCCACGCCGTCTCTCAGAACATCAACGACCGGTCTCCGGTCTTCAGCAAACACGAAGTCAAAACCAAAACGAAGGTCGAAAACGCGACTGGCGTCTGCGTGGACGTCCTGATCCCGGTATCCGGGAAAGGGAAAGTCGTGACGAAGGTCTTCAACGGCGTGAAAGAAGAAGCGGAACTCCCTCCGTACGAAGGCGCAGCGGCCACCGCGGGGGCGATCTCGTTCAAACTCGCTCCGGGCTACAGCTTCGAATGCACGATCACTGAAGCCGTGGTCGGGGAAGCGGTCTTCCAGACCTGAGGCTCGGCTCGCGCAGCGAATCGACCTAAGCGGCCCGCCATGCGCGGGCCGCGGTCTTTCCATATCGGTGGCTAGGTGTAAAATCCAGGGTCGAGTGCTGAGCATAGCTCGGCTCCTGGTCGGAAGGGCCATAGGCCGAATTTCCGCGCCGCCATCCACATCGATCAAAACCTGAACCAGGAGTCAAGAACCATGGAGAGAATCCGTGAGCTGCTCGAGAAGCTTGGGCAGCTAAGCACCGAGGAGCTCGAGGAGCTCCATAACTTGGTCGGCGCAGAAGCCGACAAGCTGTCAGACGAGGCCACCACCCCCGAGCTCGTCAGTATCCTGAACGAACTCGCCGACGCGGGCGAGAAGGTCGATCAGGAGAAAACGACTCGCGCGGAGCAGGCCGCCAAAGACGAGGCCGACATCAAAGCCGCTCGCGACCGGATCGCCGCCACGCGCGGCGAGGGTGACGAGGAGGAGGCTCCCGAGGCCGAGGCCGAGAAAGACGACGAGGAGGAGGCTCCCGAGGAGGGGGCCGAGGCCGAGGCGGAGTCCGAGGCTGAGCCGGTCGTCGCCGCTGGCGCGAGCAAAGGTCGCGTCCGCCGTATGGCCGCCCGCTCCGCCGGAACCGGGCGCAGCCCGGAGTCCGAGGCGGACACCGCCAACCGTGCGGTCGTCATCGCTTCAGGTGCCCTGCGCAGCTGGGACCCCACCAAGCCGATCGAGACGAAGACCGACCTCGCTCAGGCGATGAGCGACACGCTGAAGCGCATGGACCGCCGGAGCGCGGCCCGCGGCGACGTGCTGCTCGCGTCGGCGACCTGGGACTACCCGGAGGACCGCATCCTCACGGACGACCAGGCGCACAACGAACAGGTCCTGGAGGCCGTGCTGTCCCCCGAGGCGATCACCGCCTCCGGCGGCGTCTGCGCCCCAGTGAACGTGGACTACGCAGTGCCCACATGGTCGACGGCCGAGCGCCCGCTCAAGAGCGGCCTTGCTGCCTTCCAGGTGAGCCGCGGCGGCCTGCGCTACATCACGCCTCCGGACTTCACGGAACTGGAAGGCGCGACGGGGATCTGGTCCGAGGCGACGGATGCGGCGCCTGGCGTCGAAACCAAGCCCGTGATCCACGTGACCTGCGGTGAAGAGCAGGTCGTGTTCGTGGACGCCGTCCCGACCCGTCTGGGCTTCGGCAACATGCAGGGCCAGTTCAGCCCGGAGTACGTCGCCGCGAACACGGACCTGGCGATCGTCGCCGCGGCCCGCATCGCGGAGAACAACCTCCTGAAACACATCGAAGCCGCCTGCCTGAAGAACATCAAGCAGAAAAAAGTGATCAGCGCCACGCGCGATATGGTCACCAACCTGCACCAGGCGGTCCAGGCGTACAGGTGGCTGCACCGCATCGCCCCGACCGTGCCGCTCACCGCGATCCTGCCGGAGTGGTTCAAGTCGGTCATCAAGATCGATATCGCCCGTGAGACGGCGCACCAGCAGGGGACGGATTGGAACTCGCTGGACATCAGCGACGCCCAGGTCGAGTCCCTGATCACCGCGTGCGGCGTCAACCCGATCTGGCACCTGGACGGTCAGGCGGAACCGGCGTCGAAAGCGTATCCGCTGCAGGGCTTCGCGTCCTTCGCGGAAGCCGGGGAATTCTGGGAAAAAATCTTCCCGGCCAAGGTCGCGTGGTACCTGTTCGTCGAGGGAACGATCCAGTTCCTGGACGGCGGGCGCCTCGACCTCGGTGTCGTTCGCGACTCGACCCTGGATGCGACCAACGACTACGAGACCTTCGTGGAGACCTTCGAGGGCATCGCCTTCCGCGGGTTCACCCACGGGGCTCTGCAGTTCGTGTCGGAATGGGTGGCTCTGGGTCAGTCGGCGGCAGCGGAAGTTAAAGTCACCGCCGCGGCGTAGATCTAGTGGCCGTCACCTCCACAGGTGTAGTAGTACCGGCGATACCGCCGAGGCCGCCCCAGGTAAGCCTGGCGACCTCGGCGGTTCGGCCGACCAACTCCGCAGATCCGTCGAACAAAATCTTCGAGATCTCGCCGGAGCAGTTGGCCAAACTGCCGGACGACCTGCGTCGCGAGCTCCAGGAGCGCCAAGGCGACTCCTGGGTTCGCGGCTTCCAGTACGCCCCGGAGAGCCACGAAGCTGCGAGCCTGCGCGGGCGCTGCGACTTCACCTCGCTGGACGAAGAACAGCTGAGCCCTCCCGGCGAAGTCTCGCTCACGGAGGAAGCCGGGAAAGGGACCATCGCGCTCGGGGCGAAAACCGAATACGTGCTCACGGTCGTCGACGCCAACGGGGAGACGACCGGCAGCGCGGCCGTCAAACACACGATGGTCGCCGAAGGAGGCGTCCTCATCAAGTGGCGCCACAACTACGAAGACGGGCAGAAGTACAGGATCTACGGCAGGACGGAAGGCGGCGAAATGCTGCTTATCGCCGAAGTCGGTCCGTTCGACGCCGAGGAGATCGGCAAAACCAAGTTCCTGGAATTCCTGGACAACAAATCCAAAGAACCCCAGGCGGGCAAAAAAGTGCCCGTGTCGAACACGACCGGCGGCCCGAGCCACTTCTACACGAGCCCGCCGATCGTCACGTACATCCCGGTCCTCATAGTGGCGGGCGACCGCTGCTCCTCGTGGGGCTTCGAAGCGCGCGACTTCAAGGGCCGCGCCACGCGGATGAACGAGAACGCCACACCGCGGGCGCTCGAGAACGAGCTCTGGGAAGGGACGATCTCCCGCAAAGAAGGGTACGAAAACAACTTCTTGGCTAACGAAGCCACGTGCGTTGACCTAACACCAGGCGTGGTGCCGAGCATCGCCCGCGGGACGCAGATCCTGCAGGACGCGCTCGGGCAGTGCGGATTTGGCGGCCAGGGCATGATCCACGTGCAGGCACAGACGGCGCCGAACCTCCTGGGTGCGCGGCGCGTCGGCCAGATGTTCTACGACATCTTTGACAACATCGTGATACCTGGAGTCGGCTACACCGGCTTCGGTCCGGGCAACAAAGCACCGCCCGCGGGTGAAGCGTACATCTACGCGACGGACCTGGTCATGGTCAGAGAAGGGGAGATCGAGGTCTTCCCGGACACGTTCGAGGAGGCGCTGGACCGCGGTCAGAGCGGCTTCCCGAACACCATAACGTTCCGTGCTGAGCGTTTCGGCGCGGCTTACTTCGATGGGACCTGTCACTTCGCGTGTAAGGTCAAACTAGCCACCTAAGGAGGCAAACCAGCATGGCACTACCAGATGGTGGCGCGGCAGTATTCGCAGTAGCCACCCGAATCACCCAGCTCAACGGCGAAGGCGCTCCGGAAGCGAACGCGCTGTCGTACACGACCGAACAGTTGATCGAAGCGACCATCGCCCCGGTCAACGAGACGGGCGACGACATCGCACACAAGAACGCGGCGGGGAACCTGGCCGTGTTCGCCAAGCACGGGGACATGCCGAAGTACTACGACGTGACCCTCGACCTCGCGATCCCGGACCCGAACCTGGAGTCCATCCTCTGCGGTGGCGCGGTGTACGAAGACAAAACGGTCGCATTGACCCTGCCGTCGATTCCGACGCTGACCACCAAAACCGGAACCGGCACGCTGAAAGCTGGGACGTACGGCTACCGCACGTCGGCCGTCAACCAGTACGGCGAGACGGAAGCGACAGCGCAGGTCACCGCCGTGCTCGGGGCGGAAGGCGAGGTCTTGGTCGCCGTCGAAAAACTCCCCGCGACGTCCCTGTTCGGCCGCGTGTACGGCCGCACGCCAGGAGCGGAACTCCTGCTCGGCACCGTCGTGAACATCGGCGAACAGGAAGCGAAAGAAGTGCCCGCGGCGGAAGTGGAAGAAGTCAAACTGGAAAAAGGGACCACGACCTACATCCCTGCCGGGACGACCTTCCGGATCACCCCGGACGCTGGCAACACGCTATTCACGACCACGGCGGCTGTGCTCGTCGGCTCGACCGTGATCCCGGTGGTGAAAGTCAAACCGACTGGGATCATCGCCGCCAAAGGGAAAATCTCCCCCGTGTTCGTGGACAACGGGTCAGTCGCCCCGAACGGCCAGTTCCAGACCGTCAACACCACTGCCGGTCCGGGAGCCGGGGTCGGCTACCAGGCGCCCGCGCTCGGGTTCACTGGGTCGACGCTGATCAGCCTCGAGTTCTACGAGAAGGCGATCGTCGGTGGAACGCAGGCGGTCTACCTCCCGTACTGGCGGATCGTCGTGCCGATGGCGCGTAACTTCGTCGTCGAATCGCGGTCGGTCAAGAACGACAGCCTGGCGAGCAAATTCAAAGGCAACGCGTTCCAGAACACCAACTGGGGTTCCGGCCCGTTCGGCGACTGGCAGTTCGACTCGTCGAAGGTCATCCAGCGCGCTCGGTGCGCGGCGCAGATCGTCCCGGCGGTCGGGTTCTCCTCCACCCCGGCCTACCGCTAGGACTAGGGAGCAGGGACCGTGGCCGAAGTTGCTCTTCGGAGCGGTCCCTGCACTCCTTGGTGTACGAACCTCCAGATCGAAAAACTGCCGACCGTCCAGCGGGCGCTCAAAGCTGCGGAAAAGAACGGCGGCGTCGTCCCGAGCGGCGCGGAACTGAAAGAACTCGCGGAAGAAGCCGCGGCAGCTGCGTCGGACTTGCTGTACGAGCTCTCCGGGCGACAGTTCTCCGGCAGTTGTGGTCCGGTGACGATCCGGCCAGTGTCGCGTCCTTCGGATGTGGACACCAAATCGTGGGGCGCGCGGCTTAGCCCGCTAGGCTGGTACTCGAGCATCGGCGCTTACTCCGCCTACGGGAGCTACGGCCCAGGCGTCATGGCGCACTACGGGACGAGCGCGCCGCCGGAGATCGAGCTCGGCGCCTACCCGGTCACCGAAGTCACGAAAGTCCTGATTGACGGGGTGGAAATCCCTGAAGCTGAGTGGGAACTGCGTGATCACCGCTGGCTCGTCAGGATCCGCCCGACCGCCTCGTCGGTCCCCACGGAGCGCTACGGGTGGCCGACCAGCCAGATAATGGACGTCCCGGACACGCAGCCGGGCACCTTCTCCATAACCTATAAGTACGGGACCCCTCCCCCCACAGCAGGGGTGCGCGCCGCGAAGAAGCTCGCGGAGTACTTGCTCCTCCCGTCGCTCGGAGACACGACCCGCTACCCGACGCGGGTCACCCACATGAGCAGGCAGGGCGTCAGCGCCACGGTGACGGACGTCATGGACGTAATCAAGAGCGGCTCCCTAGGCATCTACGAGGTGGACGCCTTCATTCTGGCGCACAACCCAAAGAAACTCGCCAGGCAGTCGCTTGCCTGGTCCCCGGACATAGGTCGCCCGCGCCGTCAGTCACGAGTCGGCTGAGTAGGGTAGAATTTGAACCATGTCACTAGCATCGCGTCTAATCGAAGCGGGTGTTGACCCAGAGATCGCGGAAGCGGCTCAGGTCCGTTACTTCGGCGACCTCAACGAAGCCCAACGGGAGAGCTTGGACGCTCGCCTGGCCGCAGTAGCGACCGCTCAGGTCCCTGCGGAAGTCGCACATCTGCTACCGCAGAAGGTTGCACCGCCGGTGCCAGCGCAGGAGGAGACGGTGGAGGAGGAGCCTCAGAGCAAAGGTGGAGGCTTCCTCACGAACTCGACTGAGGAGCCGGTCGCACCGGAGGGGGAGGTGACTGCCGATGGCGGTCCCTCAGTTGGGTCTGGTCAATCCGCTAGCTAGTCTAGGGAAAACAGCCCAAAGCATCCTCGGAGCGTACGAAGCCGCCCTGGTCGCTCACGGGGTGGAACTCCCCGGTGCGAGGTTTGTCGCGCCGGGCGCGCAGGTGGCTTGGGACGGCGAGCAGCTGACCGTGAATCTGCTGCACATCGGGCAGGGCACGCCGGGCCGCGAGCTCGCTAACACGATGCCTCCGTCGGCGACGATCTTCTTCGCTCAGTTCGGGGTCAACCTGCTCCGGGCTGTCCCCTCCCTCAGTGGCGAGGGGCACGCGGAAGACATGCTGCCTGAGCCGTCCGAACAGGAGGCCGCGGCGATGATAACGATGCTGGACGCGGGGGCGCTAGCGCTTGCCTCCGTAGATATCCACAAAAACCACCTGATCAACGCGCCGGGGGAGGGCTTCGCCATCGGCCCGGTGTCCCCGTTCGGCCCTGAGGATGGGCTAGTCGGCTCGCGGTGCCTCGTGACTGTGAGCCTCACATGATCTTGACTTCCTGGCTGCGCTCCCTACGCGCGCCGGAAGCGGCGGGTCCCCTCCCCGCCGTCGCGCCCGGTCGGTCTCTCCTTCCCGGCCGGGCGCCTAATCTTCCATGGCACACCTGGTAATCGACAATGCGGCGCTCGATGAGATGCTCAAAGGACCTGGCGGCCCCGTCAACCGAGCCATCATCAAGAAAGTCGACCGGTACCAGGCGGCGTGCCGAGCTCAGGTAGCGCGGAAATCGAAGACCGGCTGCCTTGAGGGTTCGATCCTCAAACGGATCCTCCCAAACGGCGGGGTGCTGGTCATCTCCGACACCGCGCCCTGCTCGCCTGATCACCAAAGCTACAGCCTGTTCGTGCACGAGGGCACGAGCAGCCACACGATTCGACCGAAGAAAGCCTCGATGCTCTCCTTCGTCTGGCCTGGCGGCCCGCAAGGGAACAAGCGGTACTTCTTCTTCGAAGTGCACCACCCCGGCACGAAGCCCGATCGCTTCCTGACGGACAACGTAGCGGTACTAGCAACCTAACGGAGGAAGCAGAATGAAGCTC